ATTACGTTGAGAATAGATCGTCTTGACTTCATAGTAATATTCGTTGCTTCAGCTACAACGTCAATACCATTTTTAAGATATTTAACGATTAGACTATGAAATGTCTGAAATACTTCTTTATTTTTGGACTGATCTTCTACTCTTCCACATATATTTTCTCTAATACCATCTGTTGATATAGTGATAACTTCATTGCCGCTGTCTTGTGAAACAGTGTTTATGTATTGTGATTTGCCTGATGCGGATAAACCACATAATAGTGTAAGTCTTGGTTTTCTTTCGCTCATGATTCTCCTTTCGTATAATTAAAGTCAAATTTTATTTCTTGTATTCAAGTGTCATTTTGTGATGTTCGCTAAAACAAATTGTTTGATACCTTAATGCTCCAATCCTACTAATGTATGATCCTTCATATGGCTTGTCTACGGTTTGCTCCATACTAACTTTGTTATGACCTGCATTTGAAAGGAACGTATTGACCTGAGCATTTCTTTTAGTACATGCACCACACAAACATAACTGTTTGATTTCTATAGAATTTGGTTTATTAGAGCAGAATCTACTAAAATACCCATTTGTTTCTACGAATGGCAAGACAACATCATAATGTTCATCGGTACATTCGCAGCCGCAGAAGTCACAATAATATTCTTCAACTTCTTTCACTTCTGTTCTCTTCATTAGCACCCTCCACATTACACACTCCAATTTTATTTAACTGTGTAAAAATATCTTCATACACTTCGTGATTCACTACTTCCATAATATCTTTGACCATTTTATTTATTTGAATAACATTTCCACTAAATGAATTCCCTGTAGCTTTGATTTCATATCGATAAAGATTTGGGCTAACTGGTTTAACGATAAAATAATTATCAAATACAGATCCTTTTGGGACTAATGTATAATCACCAGACCAAAAACCATTATCAATATACACGTCTTCACTTGCGCTTTTTAAACGGCAGTCCCGATAATTCTTGCCTTTAATATAACTTTTAAGCTTTTCTAAATCTTCCAATTTAACGCATCGATATCTACCAGTCTCTTCGTCTCGCACTTTCCCATATTTCTTCACACGAAGAGTTACACCATCTGTAACTCTGTAAACATCTTCGTATTCCGATTTAATAATCTCTTCCATATTTCTCCTTTCTGTGCTATAATAAATTTGCACATGAATCAAAAGTTATTTGAGAACGATGTAATTTTGTATACGAGATACCACTTTTAACTGAGGTGGTATCTTTTTTGTATACAAAACATTTATTTTATGAATCCTGTTTTACTGGAACCCATTCAGTTACAGGAACCATTTTATCTACTCTCTTCACTTCGTATGGCTGATCATAGAATTCATCTCCCTGCATTTCTGTCAGCCCCTTAAACCAATCAATCGCAAAATACTTGTCTCGAATTTTAATAATGCTTGTCATTGGCTTAACCCATCTCAGGTCATCTCCTGAAATCTCATCTACATGTATGTGCCGATAATCATAAATTAATTCTTTAAGCTCGCCTTCCGTTAAATCAATTCCTTCTGTAATTTTGTCGTACATGATTTCTTTGAAATTTTTGCTATAATAGTTTTCGTCATCCCATTTTGTTTTATCTGTAATCATTCTTCTATCTCCTTTTGTCAAATAATTATGATTGATCCATTTCTTTAACTTATCATTTGCATTCATGAGTGCACTCTCTCTACTAGTACATCTGATCTAAATGTACATACTGGACGAATGTTAAAAGACTCCGCACAATAACATTGTTTGACAACACCACATGTATCAACAGCACAAATAGCTGAACAATTTTCTTCTGATACGGCAGTTAATAATACCCATTCAATATGACCTGGAAATTTTGTTGGGTACTCTAAATACTCCCTGTATAGCCTATATTCGTCTAAAGTTAGTAAAGAAACTTTATCAATACTTATTTCATTCGCCATTGTTCCATCAAGTGCCATTAAATCACGTTCCATATACTGCAACACATCATGATGACAATTATCTTCAATTTCACATCCGATATATTTTAAATCGTGACGAAGACGACTAGGTTCCCATCTGTTACAATATGTGTCGAATGGCTTTGTATCACTCAAAAAATCTTTCATGATGCAAAAACAAGTTTGAGCATATTTAAACTGATTTAATACGATCCATTCATACCCTGCTACCTTAAAGGTATCACCAGCATTTAATGTTTGAAGCTCTACTTTTTCTGAGGTACAATCATTTTCTTCCGACTTCATCATGTCTTTATCTTCAATTACTTTTACGACCGCCTTGGCAATGTCATAAATATCTTCTTTATCTAACGTCAAGTTTTCTCTCCTTTACAAATTTTCTATATTGTTTTGTATACTCATAAGAATCTTTAAATATATTACAGATACCGTTATACATTCTTGGCTCAAATTGTTTGACGATATCAAGTTCGTTTTGATAATCTTTACCGAACGGACACCCACAACAGCCTGTCCTTTTTAACCCATATCTGCTATAACAATCCGAGTGACTAATCTTAAAATATGCACAATATTCTGATTTGTCGCTATCCAAATACCAAAAAATTGGTCTGTATTGATCACACTGCTCGACCTTTTCATCAAAACAACTTTTATATCTTGATGCTCTTACTCCGCCTTCGGCTTTCCGAACACCTATAATACTTAGATCATATCTATTATCTTTTATTGCTTTATGAGATACATCTTTCTTAGCATAGTTGCAACACTTCCCAGAAATCTTAAATTGCGGTGGATTCTGGAC